CAGTCAGGAATGGATTTCCATCATCAACATCATCATTAGATCCTCTAAAGAAGAGAATTTGGAGTTTACTACCAGCCTTGGGAGGTTCAGTGAATGTAATTTGAGTACCACCACCAAATGTATAGGCCTCACCTGGTGCCTGCAGAATGTCATTCAACAATACCACAAGGTTATTTCCAACATCAACACTAGTATCGTTACTACCGATGTTCATAACGTCTTTAGTAACTGTAGTTCTTGTCAGAGTGAAGGTTGTTTGAGCACCATCAAACTGATCAGCAAAACTATCAAGTTCAAAAAGTTGACCGAAGGAGAAACCGTTGAACTTATCGTTAATAATAGAGTTAATAGTTACTGTATGGGCACTGAATCCACCTTCCCCTGTTGGAATACCAACCACAGTTAAGACTTCATCGTTTTTGTATCCAATACCAGGATTAGTAACTCTGAAGTCAACAATACTTCCTCCAGTACCAACAACCACAGTTGCTTCAAATCCACTACCAGAACCACCAGAATATTGCATGTTTGCATATCCACTGGCCAATCCAACAACAATAGCAGGTGGATTTGTAGAAGCATATCCACTACCACCACTTACAGTTGTAATTCCTGTAACTGTGCCTGCTGTACCAACTGTGAGAGAAAGAACCGCAGTAGAACCAATTCCAAGAGGATTCAAGACCTGTACATCGGCCTTACCACCTGGTCTATATCCAGAACCACCGCCAGTAACTACAACAGATTCAATGGCACCTGCAGCGTTGATGATTGCCGTTCCTGCAGCAGCAACAATAGGTTGATAGTTAGTACCAAAACCAATTGTGATTTCATCTACAATACCACCTCTGGGAAGACTCTCTCTATCATCTCCAGTAAAGATGACGGATGCACCAATACCAGGATCGGCTCTTTCGGTCATATCATAATCAACTTCAGGTCTCTGGAAAATGTTGTTAATTAAGATAACACCATTGTTAACAACCTCAGGACCATTTACAGTAGTAACAATACCAGATACATCTGCACCATCTTGTAAAAGGGTGAACGTTTTACCCACACCAGTAAAGTTGTCAGAAATATCATCAAAAATAAAGTTGGTAGTTGGATCTTTTCTATTAAAGACTCTACCTGCAAATGTACTATTAGTAGAAATACCTGGTTGGAAGGTAGAAACACCAACCTTTCCGTATGGAGGAGTTACGAAATGAATTACATCTTTAACAATGTGGAATGATCCACCACGCATTGTGCAAGCAGCACCAACAGTGTGTGCGGCCGCAACACTACCAAGAACGCCTCTCCTAACTTTCAGTGCATTTGTACTTCCGATACCAACACCAGTAATTTCAAGAATCTCATTGTCAATGTTTACAAGATCATTAGCGGTAATGGATGTAATACCAGTAACAAAGATTGTTGTGGTTCCAACTCCAACGGCCTGATCAAGAGCGATATTAATATTTCTCTTGAACAGTGGTGATTGAATAATACCATCAATTTGAATAATAACTCTATCATCTGGACGCAGAACATCAAACGAATGAGTTACTCCTGTTCCAACTCCGTTGAATACTAAAGAATTTCCGTTTGCAGCATCAGTAGCAAGACCAGCAACAGAGAACTGATTATTATTCAATTTAATTGCAAAAAGTTCCGCAGGTAGTTTGTTGGTTGTAATACCACCTAAAACCTTATTAGTACCTATGATTGCGATTCTGTTATCACCATAAACCGAATTACCTGGATCATACTTAATTCTTTCACCAGTTTGGAAATCATGATTATTAAGTGTGATTACGGAAGCACCGATACTAATCTTGGCCGAAGGATCAAAGATCTTAGTGAAAAGTGTAGTTCCACCACCCTGAGTGGTAAGTGGGAAACTACTCAGTCCAACAATTAGAGCAGATGTAGTTGTGCCAATTCCTGTAAATCGATCAGAAATATTATCAATAATCTGAACTTTATTAGATTTTACATTAATAAAGGCAGCAATTTTTCTGTTTTGGAATGTAATAAATTTTGAGAATCCATTCGGAAGAGTTTCTTCACCACCATAGTCAAAATCATCTTTCGTAAAGAAGGATTTTTCAGAATCGATCTGTACACTTAATGTTGCTGTACCAGGAGGAGTTGATTCCTTCATGGTCAGGTCAGAACTTCTACCAATACCAGAACCAGGTGTTGTACTGGAAGGAATAATAAAATCAGAGAAGTTTTTATATCCACTTGGGTGAATAATACTATCTACTGCGGGTTTCCACGTTTCATAAGGAATTTCACTTCTGAGTGAATATGAGAACTGTTGATAGTAATCACTGTCTTCAATCTTCTGGAAATCATTATTAAGTTTTCCAGTCTCTCTCTGCCAACCCTTAGGTCTTTGTGCAAAGTAATCTGTTTTAAAGAATGTGTCAGACTGTGAAATATTTCTTACAGTTCCTTCTGCACCAGAAAGTTGACCTTTAATTACATCACCCTCGTTAAGTTTGGCCGTGAGTGATCTAAGTCTAATTGTATTCGTAACTGGATTATAACCTTGGTTTTCAAGAACAAAGGCTTTTCCGTTTGCACCATAAGTGACTTGTTCTCCAGCAAAGAATGGTTCTGGAGTCAAAAGTGCAGTAAAGGTTGGAAGTTCTCTTTGTGGGATAACACGACCAGCAGAACTATCTGGATCAAAAGTACCACCAGTAGTTCCGATACCAGCAATAGTGTATGTAATCTTAGAGGTACTTGGATTTACAGTTTTTACTTCAAACAGTCGATAGTCATATTGTTCAGAGTTATAACCACCACCTGCGGTAAATACAGTTTGTGCAGTGCCTACACCTTCAACAAAAATCTGTTCTCCAACTGAGAATGGGAAATCAGTGCCATCGGCCAACCAACCATTCGTGGGTTGAACAATCTGAAGTGTGTTTGTATCACCATTAGAACTCGTAGAAACAATACCAATACCGTTTGTATTTCTGGTAGCAATAATTCTAGGAGGGTTAGGAACCTCGTTAAATCCTCTACCAACATTAGTAACGATAACTTCACCAATAGAAGTTCCACTAAGAACTGCTGTCAACTTAACGTCTTCACTCTGTGGAACGACTAAATCAGGTTCAACAATGTAGTTACGACCAGCAGTAACAATACCAACTCTAGAAAGACTAAAGTTATTACTTACAGTAACAACAACAGGAATATCAACACTAGGTTGAATTGATTTGTCGGATGGATATTCATATCCAATTTTAACCATCTCAGTTAGACCAGCCTGTCCAGCAGTGTCGTCATAAACACGCAACAATGCATTCAGACCATCCGATGTCACAAATGTAGCGATACCAGGGTTTCTTTCATATCCAATACCACCACTTGTTACCTTAACTTCATTAACACCACCAAGAGCATTCTTAGAATCAGTCAGATATGAGAATGTAGTAATACCAGACGTGGCTGTATAAGTATCAGACTCTGGTTGTTTTCTAACTTGATATTTGAATTGTTCATCATCAATTCTAATAACACTATGGTCACCAGAATAAACACTATTTTCAATGACAATTTTAGATCCACCGAATACCGTTTCATCTGGTTCGGAGTCTCTCTTAGAAACATCGATGGAATCAAGATTAGTTGGAACTAACTTGTAATAAAGTGGAGTTGGTACACCAAGTGTCAACTTAAGATTTACAAATGCTCCAGGATCACCAGGCGTTCCACTTCGTGCAATTTCTGTAGAAATACCAACACCTTCAAATCTAGTAACAAAATTCTCATCTTCAAAGAAATCAAGTCTAAGATCTTGACAAGAATTATCAGAAACTGCAAATCCTACAGTCTGGCCTCTAGTACCCGTGATTGATGGGTTGATTGCCGCAATCTTATGTACTCCAGTACCGATAGTGGTAAATCCAATAAATCCACCACCAAATCTAGTTGCATCGACATAAGTTGTGGATAATCTAAATTGATTATCATTAATCTTTTGAACGAAATATTCACCTCTATCAACCAAAGGTGCGATAGGAGTTGTTCCCGACTTATAAAGAATTTTTTCACCAGAAACATATCCATGGTCTGTGATAGAAATCAGAGAATCTGTTCCACCAACACCAATTGCCGTTGTGGCTGCAGCAACATACTTAGGATCAAAGATAGTCTTTCTTGCTAAAGTATCATACTCAACATTTACATCTTTTGTATTGTTGGGTTGAAGTACAATCTTGACTTTATCATAAGATTGTAGAGTATGTGGAGATGATGTTTTGACAGTTACATCAAATCTCTCAAGATGACCCTTGAATTCTTTTTCAATGCTTGTAAGAGCATGATCGGTTCCTGTACTCAGATTTGCAAAATACAAAGAACCAGTGGTTGTACCAATACCAGCAATAGTAGTGGTAATTCCAAGGAGATCTTTAGATTTTCTGACAGCAAATAGTTTCTGAGAATCAATCAGGATGAAAGGATCAGAAAGATCAACCGAATTAGATACCGTAAGTGCAAGTCCAGCACTTGGTACATTGTACTTCAACGGTTGACCCGTATAGAATCCATGATCTTTGAATGTAATTGCATTGTCTGCGGTAGAACCTGCAGGAGGCAACTGGTGATCTGCAAGGATAGTTCCATCCGTGGCCTTAACTCTTACTACAACTGTAGTTCCAACACCTACAACACTCCTGACAACTGTTGTTGTACCAAATCCAACAGAGTTTTGTGGATTGAATACAATCTTTCTTGGTTCTCTTGTTGTTAGATTTGTTTGAACTCCGACAGTGTATGTAAGTTTTCTTTGATCAACAGCAGCAACAGTACCCGCTGGGTGAGTGGTGCCGTATCCAGTTTCTCTCTTGATTCGGTATCTATTCAGAGCTTTGTCCACAAACAAAACTTTTACTGTCTCAGTTCCAATTCCAAGAGTATCATCAACAACAATTTCTTCTGTAGTACCCGACGTATTCAGAGAAATTGTAGTGATAATACCAGTTGTGGCTACTGGCTCAATCGTTTCGTCTACCTTAGCGGTGACAGATGCAATAGCAACAAATCTAGGACCTTGGATGAAATTGAGTTCACCTGTTCCAATACCACCAACAACAACCAAGTCATGATCAGTCAAACCGTGTGGAGTTGATGCAACACCAACTACGGCACCATCAGTGTAAGTGAAGGATACATCTGGAACAACTTTTCTATTATATGAGAATGTAGAAAGACCTTTACCTACAAGGGTAACAACTTTTGCAGTGGCACCAGATCCACCTGATTGATCATTATTAAATCGTACTTTATCACCAACCTTATAGTTTAAACCTGGAACAATAACATTGACAGTTGCAATACCAGTTTTGTTTACCGATCTAACAATAAGTTGAGTATCTTCTAATTGATTCTTAGTCAGATATTCATAATTTGAGTTGGCTACTCCAAACTTATAGTAATAAGTGTTTCTTACAAGATCTCCACTGTTCAGAATAGGTAGAGTCTGAATAGAAGAAGGATCTACGTTAAAATCTTCTCTTCTATATTTGAAACTATTCAGAACAAATGGGAATTGTGGTTCTCTTGTGTTTACAAAAGGTGATGCACTACTATTAGTGGCCTGAATAGTGCAGAAATATGCATATACACCATCGGGGAATTCAGGTGTTTTACAGAATCTACCATTAAATTCATCAAGGTCACCGTCAGCAGTATAAATGAAATCATTAATAAATGTTCCTGCTGGGAAAACACCAACTGGAGGTCTATTTCCTTTACTTACCTGTGTATACCCAGAAACCATTCTACGAACGGCCCCACCAGTGGGAGTGCCAAATCCATATGGTCCATAAATTGGCGATCCATCATAAGCCCATCCCAAAATAGGAGAGTGTGTAAGAGATGTCTTTTCTGAGAAATCTGCATTGATATTATCACCCAGAACCAGTCTTAACTTTCTAGATGCATATGCATGAACATATTTTAATCCAAGATTATCGTTTTGACTTGGAATGATAACACCATCATCATTTTCACTAATAGCACCTCTAAATTTAGATAAGAAATTAATATCCCATCTAGAAACATTGGCCTTAAGTTTTGCACCATTTCCAGTTGGAACAACTCTAATTGCAGTACTCTGTTGTTCGTATCCTTTACCAGAACTTACAATTGTTACTGAGGTGATAACACCATTAGTAACATCAGCAACCAATTCCGCATATTTACCAACACCGTCAACTTCTAATCTAGGTGGAGTTGCATAACCACCACCTCCAGATTTAACGAATGCGCGAACAATTTCTCCGTCAGCAACAATAACTTCAATAATACCTCTAGAACCATTAGAAATGGTTACATCTGGTCTTCTGTGTACGTTGATAGTATCAGTTGCACCATATCCAGATCCAATTGCTGTTAATGGACATGCCGTAATTTCACCAACACATTTAGCTCTTACTCTAGGTAAAGAAAATGCAGTATTTGCAACGCCTGTTACGCCATCAACACTAACGTGAATATCTGGATACTTAAATGTATGTGAAGAAGATCCAATCGAACGAATTTTTACATATTCTTCTTTATTAAAAGCAAGATCAGTTGCGGTAGATCCAATACCCGCTGCAGCAAGTCTAAAACTATTTTCATCTAGTTTTAAGATGCGATAATTTTGTGTAGTTGATAATCCATCAATTGGCCCACTTGAATTATACTCAACAAGATCACCATTTTCAAATCCATGATTTTTGAAGAAAACATAATGATTTGCTGTATTAATACCAGACTTAATTTCCTCTGTTGTAGTAAAATCAACTGGTGGATAAAATGCACTTGAAACAATAGTCCTTCTATTTGAATATCCCGAACCTTGATTTGTAACAACGATCGAATCAAGAATATTTCTCTCTTTTGTTGCAGTTAGAGTACTACTACCAGCAGATCTACTTGTAAGATTGATTGTATTAATACCAGAAACCGCATCATCATAAGTTGCCATGAACTGAACTGAAAATTCAGTAGGAACATGCAAATAATAAAGGGAATTGTCTACTAGGCCACCAACAGGTGCGAATCCTTCACCTTTTCGATAATAAACAGATTCACCATTTTCAAAAAGGTGTCTATCATTGAATGTAACTCTATCAGAAGCAGTACTAACATCCAAATCTGCGTCAAAAGTTCTTACAGTCGTATTTTTACGAAGTCTACCAACTGCAGCTGCGCCAGATCCATTACCACCTGTAATAGTGATTTTAGGAACTTCTCTTAAATCGTATCCACCAGAAAGAATATCAATATCTACAAATTTACCATTTTCAACAATTGCATAAGCTGTGGCACCACTTCCAACACTATCTGTAATGTTGATATTTGGTGGATTTAAAACATCATAGTTTTGACCACCATTTTGTACTTCAATATTACTCAAAGTGCCATACCAAATAGAGTCTCCCGACTTATTTGACATGATTTCGACACCATTTCGGAACATACCGATTGGTTCATTCTTCAATTCCCTAGAAAAATCATTCAGAGTAACTTCTGTTGGGAATTTTCTTAAGAAATTTTGATATTGTAAACTTCTACCCGAAAGATCAAAAGGAATAATCTCATGAGTTGTTCCACCTTGGCCAATGTCCAAGAATCTCTTTACAGAAGCGTCACTAATACTCTGAGAAAGTTTAATTGTGTTTGTATCAATTTTAGTAACTGCGTAGTTTGAATTAGTACTCAAACCAGCCAATACTGTCGCACCAATACCTGTTGGTTTGTACTTAACAACATCACCAGTAAGATATCCATGATTATTGATCGTGATGGTATTATCACCACCATCAACATCCGTCGAATTAAAAGTTTTATTTCTTCTAGTTGCATGAATAGTATATGCAGGAAGACTTCCTGTTGTTACATATACATTTTTCTCACCTGTGTCGGAATATGTGTTCTGAATATTTGCAAGATAATCAGTAACACCCAGTTTAGGATCATTACTATTTGCAAAAATACTATTATTCTGTACTTGATAAACTCTATTAATATCAATGGTTCCAGATGTGATATTCATCTGGAAGGCATTATTAGAAATAATTAGATTTACAGTTCCAACAACATTTTGAGGAATTGCAGAACTTCTATCTAAAAGAGTTACAGGTGCATCAAGTTGTAATAGATGAGCATCAATAGTATTGATTGTATTTGTTACAGTATCAATATTGGAAGTATTTGTATTGAAGTTTCTTGAGACATCCGATATAGATTTAACATTATGAATCCAACTATTCAATCTTTGATTGGCTGGAGAAGAATAGTTACCAAGATTTCTTGCACGGAGAATATCATTTTCAGCTAAAAATCCAATACCATCCAGTTTTGCACTATTGGCAACAGCCGTCATTCTAAAGATTACTGGCTTTGTAATATCACCATTTTCGTAAGAATAAACTGTATTAAATGCCCTTACAATTTGGCCATCAGAATACTGTGAACTAATTCCAGTTACACCAAAGAACTGAGTGGAAGATCTAGATGTATATGTTGCAATACCAACAGTAATTCCAGCACCAACATAGAAAGATCCCTGTTCTGGGAATCCAAGTGTTGAATCAACAGTTAAAACAGAAGCACCAATAGAAACTCCGTTTATCAATTGAGTACCACCAGTGATTTCAAACTCACCCTTGAGTGTGCTTTCACTAAGGCTAATTACATAGTATGGTTTGTTATTTTTGCGTAAAGGTCTTACATTGAAAATAGACGCTTCGGAAAAATCATCTCCAGTTTGTCTCAGTTGTTGTCCCAGAATTTTTTCTGGATCACCACTAATCAGTTCAACAACAATATCATCAGTTACAACATAATCTGCATCAGAAGGACTAATAAGATAGTCGATCGGTTTGATTACATCTACAGCTTTCCCGAAAAGAACTTTGAATAAAATTGTAGCTGCTTCGTGTGTACCTTTTGTCTGATAAAAATCCTTTACTTGTCTGAGGAAGTTTGCTTTATCAACCGTATTGACAAGTTTTCTATCTTCAAATCCAGGTAAAAATTGACCTTTTATATTTTTCCAGAATTTTTGTAGAAACAGATTACTCAGATTGATAACCTGAGTGTCTACTTTGTGTGAAGATGACTGGGATTCAGAAAATACCAGCACTTCGGGATCAGAACTATGATTAAGAGATTCAACCCCACTGAAACCCCTCAGGCACCCCGTAAAAGAGGTCTTAGTCTTGCCTGTATAGGAAATGATCTCATCATTAATTTTTAAAAGACCGTACTTCTCTGGCCATCCATCGGTAGAAGTTACATTAATGGTGTCATCAAAGAAAGTAACCTTAGATGTACATGTAGTAAATCCAATAAGGTTTTCGTTACCACTAAAAGTTTCTACTTTTTGATAGTCATTGAAATTCTGAACAATATCAATGTTACTACCTTGATATTCTTGAGACTGATAATAAGTTTCTAAAAAGTCAACGAAGAGAGGATTCTCTTCTTGAACGAACTCTGGTAACTGGCTAAAAACTACCTGGTTAACCTGGACTTTTTGAGAAGTAGTATCGATCATTATTCTCTAAAATACTTTCCGTTGGAGAAGCTCGAAGTGGTGATGAAATTAGTTCCTGCAGTGTCTGCGCCAGAGGCAACAGTATCAGATAATGGTGTAATCGTTGAGGAATCAAGTGATAACTGAACGTACAGGTCCTTGAGACCTAAAACATCATTTGAATCTGGGATTGCCTCTACTTCAATTATGTCGAGGCCTCTGGTCGTAGACAAAATTCGTACTGTATCTATAAGTACTTCACCCTCATCATATTTAACAGTGCCGGCATTGTTGTTTACGATAGTGGGTTCTTGATTTGCATCAATTGTAAAGAAGAATAATCTTCCTCTAGTTTCCGAAACGTAAACATCAGCCATATAGACCGTATCCTTTACACCATCGAGTCTGAAACCACTTGACTTGATGTTATATCCCTCTCTTCTGTTATGGAACGCATTTCCAAAACAAAGTTCATATTGTGCAGGATTACTGGTGTTTGCAATAAGGTCTCTACGAATTTTTACCTTTGTAATGTTTGATGTAATAGCAGAGTTCGTCTCGTCAATAATTTTCTGAACTTTACTATACTTGAATCTTCCACCAAACTTATTCAGATCATCTGATTTGGAATAAGTTGATAATGTATCGGATACTAAGGAATTTACAGTGGATGCACTATCGATTGCATTGGGATTATAGTAAACTGTAGTGTTTAGTTCGACATACAGATACTTAAGATCAATGAATTCTGGTTTAATACCAGCAACTCCATAATTCTTCAATTTATCAAGAATAAGTCTCTTATCAAAGTCAGAGATAAACTGACCATTTTTAGGTTTGATTGAAATAAAGACTTTTCCAAACTGTGGTGGACTTGATTGTTCTCCTCCATATGCAGTAACACTTTCTGCATTTGGATATACAGTAGGAATAATTGCTTCGTAGTCAGAAGCAGTCACTGCACGATATTGCGCTGCATAGAATCTTGGTGCAAGATTCTTAATTGTGGACACACTTTCAATTTCAGAACCATTTGCAGAAGATTGTTCTGTGAGGATTCTAGAAATTCCAGAAGAAATGCTTACTCCATCATTATCAATGAGTTGTCCAGCAAAAGCAAAGTTTTTTACACCATTTCCAGTTGAACCGTTCGTTGTGATGTAAGAAACTGAAACTACATTACCGTTTTCAAGACGTTTTCCAAACTGGCCATCACCAAAGAGAAGTTCATACTTTTCATCTTGAACTTCTTGAATCAAATATTGTTCAGTCGTTGGAGTTGAACCAACAATGTTGTCAACTAGTTTCCAAACTCTACTTCTTGTAGAAGTTCTAGTATCTTTTACACTAACAACAATTGTAGAAGTGTCTACATATGCGTTTGGGATGATATATCTCTGATTTGGTTGAGATGTATCAACAACAAACTCTTTTGTCAAATATGTTCCTTCTTTTACCGTAACGGTAAAGTTAGCAATACCATTTTGGACAGGATTTGTAATATCCTCTTCAAGACTGAAGGTGTAATTAGTGTTTTGATAGTCTCCAATCGCAACAAGACCCGCTTTTAACGTCACAGCGGACTTTGTAACACCAGTTCCAAGATCTACGTTAAAATTAATCCTGGCCTGCGCTGCCCGACGTGATTTTGGGACATATCCGATGTTTCTGACAAGAGAAACGATGTTTTCGCGTAATGTAGCGCTGTCCAAAAACGCTTCATTAGCGATCATATTCGCATTATACGAATTAATATATGTGTTATACGCTAATGTGTCGATCAAAATCGACATATTTGACCCTTCAAAGTCAAAATCTGTGAAATTTGAGTTAGATCTCAAATAATCACGTATAGTTGACTTGATTTGCTCAAAATCAAGTTGTGTATATTGAGTAAAAGCCATTATTCTCTAGTTGGTTGAAGGATAAATGACACTTCCTGAGGTGGAAATACTTCGCCAACAATGTTATAGTTGATATCTATTGTAATTTCGTTAGAATCGGGTGGATGCGATGCTCTAACAGAGGTCAATTTGACCCTTTTTTCAAAGTTTTCGATGGAAGTAGTGATTTCTTGCTCTAATCTGAACAAAATTTCACGGTCAGCGGGTTCAAAAAGACTCTGACGAATAGTAGATCCCACTAAACTGTTGAAAAAACGTTCACCATTGATCGTTTCAACTAGATTTCTGACTGATTTTTTAATGGCTACTTCATTTGTTAACGAAATCAAGTCATTCGTTACAGGATGCCTCTTAAAACTTAAGGAGATATCCTTAAAATATCGTGATTCTCCGAGTGATGGCATCTAACGACATACTTTGATCTCATATATTTATACTTCTTTTTTAGGATCTTCAGATTTTTTCTTATTATCACTAGCTTTTTTCATTAATGCATCCGAAGAGGTCTGTGTAATCAACCTCATTCCCTTTTTTACAAAATCTTGACCCAAATCAGTCGGTTGGATTCCCATTTTCCTTCTCCAGATTACGTTCCTGAGCGGTTTTCCAGAAATATTCATCTTCACGGCCCATTCCGAGTCTTTCAAATCCATTCTCAACTTGATAAAACTCCGTCGAAACCTTGAAATCAGGCATTTTCGGATCAACAGGTGTCAAACTGTTGTCAAAGATACGCATTCTATTGTTTGGATAGAGTGCGAATTGGCCATTATTTAACTCAATTAAGTTGTGAGATTTATGTTCTGCGGGATTTTCACTTGTGGCATAATCAATCATGTCACAATCTTGGTGATAATTATCGATTGTGCAAATATATGTTCCCTTTTGAACACCAAAATCGCGTGTATACAACTCATAATCCATTGAACCAATGAATTGTTTATGAATAGACACTACACCATAATCCATGCAGTTCCAAAACTGCAAGTTAGGTAGATCCATATCTGGATCAGGAGTCTTTGGTTCAGAAACAAAAGCACTGATAGGGAGTTTATCATACATCGCCGCGTATTCTGGTAAATACGTCTCAAAATAAAAAGCGCGCCCAGGAATCGACTTGGCCGATACCCAGACGCCTTTAACAAACTCTCCGTGACCAAACTGATGATCAGTAAGGTATTCTTTCCTTACCCAAATTTCTTGAGAAGGTAAGTTACAGATAAGAGTAGACATTAGTACAGTTCGTCTTCTTTGTTAGTTTGAATTACACAATCTGATGTGGGTCGAGCAACACATGTAAGAACAAACCCAGCATCGAGTTGATCATCATCAAGGAAGGACTGATCTTCTTGATCAACAGTACCTTCAACAATTTTACCTGCACAGGAAGAACAGGCACCTGCACGACAAGAGTAGTTAATATCTACACCTTGTTCTTCTGCAGCATCCAGAATTGAAGTATCACCGTCACATACGATATTTACTTCACCTTCATCAGTGACTAGGGTAACATTGTAACTCATTTTCCTTGACCTCGATAACGTTTTTTCTTTGCGTTTGCCGAACTAGCGGCGAATTTAGTGTGTTGTCCTTGTCCTTGCCGCGTCTTCTTGGGCTTAGATTCAATAAAAACCTTCCCCGTCAGGGAAGCTTTGAGTTTCGCCATGTCTTACGAATGAAATAGTGGATGGATCAGGATGACCTGACTCGTAGTATTGTAGAGCCAGGTCTTGGATTTTGTCAAGAGCATCGTCTTCACTATCTGTCGAGTGGACTAGCTCTGGGCCAACATAGACCTCAAATAACCCGTGTTTTTTCATGACCAACACGGATGCGAGGATCACACCAGATTTCCATGCCCATCTTCTTGGCATCGAGACAGAACGACACGTCTTCACCACACATGTCTTGAACGTCGCCACTCTCAAAGACTTGCATCTGAGGTGCGAACCAGGGATACTCAAGGTTCTCAAAGACACCCTTCTGGATCAGAACCCATCCGAAACCAGTATAGTCCACAGTGAAGGGTTTACGACGCTTACCCATGGTCTCAACGGTTTCGTGGTTCATCACACCACGGTTCTTCACGAAGTCATCTTCTTCAAGCCAGTGAGCCACAGAAGTGGTCATACCATCTTCAGTTGCATACCAACCAGCTGCAATTTCTTTCTCCAGACCCAGTTGGAACAGACGATAGAAACTTTCAGTGCTGAACACGATGTCATTATCGATCCAGAGTTGATAGTCATACTCCAGTTTGCCATCCCAAGGGATCTGATTCTTACCACGGAGAACGTTTGCGCCAAGAACCTTGCATCGTGCAAAGTTCACCATGGAACTGTAGTCTTGTGAAATTTGAATACTTGCGCCACTCTGTACGAGATCAAAACAGAGTTGTACGAAGTTCTTTAGGAAAGTGTATGAACATCCACGGCCAGGAAGACAGAACACAATCTTCTTGCCCTGGATCTCTTTCTTACACAATTCAATATCGAAATCGTCTACAGGGGCAGTCGGTGCTGCAGCCTGCACTTTAAATCCTTTTGCCATGAAAATTCAGTGAGTTTAATGAAATCATACCATGTATATAGGAGCTCGTCAATAACGAACCTTGTAGATATTAAACGAAATTGATGTCCGAGTCAAGTCCGAGTTGTTCGCTTCAACACGGTGATATAACCATGACGGGAACATCACCATAAGGTTTTCTGACGGGATAATACTAAAGTCCTTTCGCGCACCATGTAGATACTTCCTGTCATTCGAGACAACGAGATTTTGCCGCGGGTCCTCAAATACAATACTACCCGAGTTGCTTGGTACATCAACATAAAACACGCCGCTCCAAAAGATCCCATCAAAAGGATCATGATTATGCGAGGTGTTCAACGCGCCTGGTGGATTACGATTCACCCACGCATCAATCTTATACGATTTGAATGGCCTGTCAGGTACTTGGACATAATCCATCATCTGTCTGACTGCATCTTCAAAATCTTTATTCTTGAATCTGCGGTGTTGTGTCGATCCTTCCTTTCCAGAGCGTGTCTGAGATTCTTCCTGTTCAATATGTTCCAAACATGCCCCTCGGAGTTTCTCTAAGTCAACTTGGAAAATATTCAGAAAAATTTCAGTAGGGAATGCTTGGAATGTCTCCATGATCAGTAAGACGCTTCGTCGTCTTTTTCAATTGTTAACGGTTCAATCTCAACTTCTCCGAGTTTGATCTTCTCGGAGCGTAAGAGATCCTCCAGTTCGTCCGTTGAAAGACTCACACGTTCTACGTCGTTCGTTCCTTTCTTGTAAACATGATACACTCGGTCTTTCATATATCCTCCGATATCCTATGAGTAATTATACATCGACCCCTGGGGGGTTTTGTGGCCACGGAAATTTTTTTGAGGGCCACGGAAAAGTGTTGAGTTTTATATGGCTGTCTCGGATGCATACTTTTATAGATTAGGGGGACCCAGCGTTTTTACTAAGGGGTCAGGGGGGGATACCCCAACCCCATAAGACCTGCTAAATCGCTGTTTTTAGCACGAAGCGCTCACCCTGAGGTTTTAAAGTAGGCACCAGCGTTACCAGCGACAACTGCCTGCTCAGCGTGGGTGGCGTGCCCCTGGTAGTTCTGCCCTCGGCGGTTGGTGTTGGTGCGGGGGCCCTTGGTCATGCTGAAGACCAGCTCGCTCTTGCGGGGTTTGCGGGTGGGCAGTTTGGTGACGGTGAACTCACCAGTAGCGATGCGGGCGTCGAGTTCGGAGCGTGTCATGTGTCGGAGGTGGTGACTTGGCCAGTATACACGAAGCGGGACGGAGGGCAAAGGGCCCTCCATTTCATTGCTCAGAAGTTGGCAAGCCGCATAGAAGAGAAGAACGGAACGGTCGTAATTCCTTCGGCAGTGTTCATAGAAACGAACCAATCAAAGGCCTTCTGGAATACACGATCGCCAACATCTCCGTGCTCAGAGAGAATAGCATTGAGACGGCTTTTGGTGGTGTTGGATTGCCAACCGCCATCAAAGAGTCGGATGAAAGTGTCACCAACCTCAGCAATCTTGTTGCCATGGAGGAACACTGTAGAGACGTTAGATTCCTCGTCAAAGGTAACAGCAGTGTTAGCAGATTGCCAGTTCTGATTGTTAGAAATGGCGGCGTTCATTTGCTGTTCGATCTTACGCATGTGAGAAAAGAAAAAGGGTTTGTTGTGTATGTGGCCAGTATAGGGCCAATGTGGATCAGTGGCGATCGGAGATGTTCCAGATGCCCCACTGTCCACTGTTGAGGTCTTCGTCAGTCAGACGACGGCGGAGTTCCCGCTCACGCTTCTCCTGCTCAAGGACCTGCAACGCGATCTTAGAGAGCATGGGGTTGGAGGCGTAGATGCCGTTGGAATCGAACTTGGTTTGTTTCATGTGGCTATTGTAGGGCCATCAGGCGAACGTGGCACCCTCTTTAGCCCAGTTCGCGAATCGGCCATAGGAGACCGTCTGAGGTGCTACAGCGCTCATCACCAGAAACGCCAACTGGTGGCGGCGCTTGACCTGGTAGGTTGAGACGGTTCCGCTCTGCCACATGAATTCAGTGCCGCGCTTCCAGAGGGGCAGGTTGATGTATTCAACGGCGGAAGAGAGGCGGAAGGTGTCGAGAAGCAAGGTCGTTTCCTTTGGTATGTGGCCAATGTA